CATTGTGTTCGAACCCTTTTGCGGCAGCGGTACAACCATGCTGGCCGCGCAGCGCAGTGGTCGCCAGTGCCGACTGGTGGAGATCGCACCTCAGTACGTGGACGTGGCCGTCATTCGCTTCCAGCAAAACTTTCCCGATGTGCCGGTGACGCTCGCAGCGACCGGCCAGACCTTCAAGGCGGTCGCCGCAGAGCGACTCGCGCCAGCAACCCAATCAAACGAATCCGCAGAGGTAAATACATGACCGCATCCTGGCTGGCCAACAAAATCGAGCAGTGGCCAACCGGCAAACTTCTGCCTTACGCCAGAAATGCCCGCACCCATTCAGAAGAGCAAGTGGCGCAAATCGCTGCGTCCATCGCCGAGTTTGGTTTTACCAACCCGATTTTGGCTGGCAGTGACGGCATCATCGTGGCGGGCCACGGCAGATTGACGGCGGCACAGAAACTCGGACTGGAAGTCGTGCCGGTGGTCGTGCTCGACCATCTGACACCCACTCAGCGTCGCGCCCTGATCATTGCAGACAACCGGATTGCTGAAAACGCAGGCTGGGACGATGCAATGCTGCGGGTGGAACTCGATGCCCTACGCGATGACGATTTCGATTTATCGCTGACCGGATTTGATGCCGACGCGCTGGCCGACCTGTTCGAGGGAGACGAAGGCGACGTGGGCCAAACCGGTGACGATGACGTACCCGAGTCGCAAGATGCAGTTATCTCGCGCCCTGGCGACGTTTGGCTGCTTGGTGGCCACCGTGTGCTGTGTGGCGATGCCACCGATGCTGCCAGCTACGACGTGTTGCTGCAAGGCAATGAGGTGGACATGACGGTCACCGATCCGCCGTACAACGTCAACTATGCCAACAGCGCCAAGGACAAAATGCGCGGCAAAGACCGGGCCATCCTCAACGACAACCTGGGCGACGGCTTTTACGACTTCCTGCTGGCGGCCCTCACACCCATCATGGCCAACTGCACGGGCGCGGTCTACGTGGCCATGTCGTCCAGTGAGCTGGATGTGCTGCAAGCAGCGTTTCGCGAGGCCGGTGGCAAGTGGTCGACTTTCATTATTTGGGCCAAGAACACCTTCACCATGGGGCGCTCGGACTACCAGCGCCAGTACGAACCGATTTTGTACGGCTGGCCCGAAGGCGGTAAGCACCATTGGTGCGGCGACCGTGACCAGAGCGATGTGTGGCAGATCAAAAAGCCCCACAAGAATGATTTGCATCCGACCATGAAGCCTGTCGAGTTGTTGGAGCGCGCTATTCGCAACTCCAGCAAGCCCGGTGACGTGGTGCTCGACCCCTTTGGCGGCTCCGGCACGACCCTGATCGCCGCAGAAAAATCAGGCCGCACGGCGCGCCTGATGGAACTCGATCCGAAGTACGTCGACGTGATTGTCCGGCGCTGGCAGGACTGGACCGGAAAACTTGCCACTCGCGAGTGCGATGGCGTTGGCTTCAACGATTTGGCCGGAGTTGTCGTTGGTGATACTGGCGACGATGGCCAGGAAGATCAGGGCCAATCGTGATGCAGTCGCGTTGGATGTCCCTGGTGGAGTCGGTGACCAACGTGCTGGTCGGCTATATCGTGGCGGTGGCCACACAGCTTCTGGTGTTTCCGCTGTTTGGGTTGCATGCGACCTTGTCGCAGAACCTGATGATCGGATTGATCTTTACGGGTGTGTCGCTGGTGCGCAGCTACTTGCTGCGCCGGGCGTTTGAAGCCCGGCGTGTGCATCAAACAAAAAGCTCGTCGTCGATGGCGGCTTGCACCACAAACCCGGTCAAGTAAGCCATGCCGCGTGGGATGCCAGTTTCCTTGGCGGTGATGCGCCCAATCGTCCAGCCCATCCATTTGGCAGTTGCCTTGTCAATCGCGTCTTTGAGGTTGCAACCTACAAAAAGTCCGTTTTGCACCTCGTCTGCAAAGTGGCGCCCAAAGCGGCTGTCCAGGAAGGCTCTGACTTGTTCAGGTTCGCAACCGGTGGCGGCGGCAATCGCTGTGGATGCGATGGGCCAAGCGGTTGTGGCGTGCTCGTTCATGGTTCCCCAAAAGCCCCAGGATTCGTTTTGGGTGGGGAGGGTTTGTGTTGCGTTGGTCATTTCGATCTCCGAGTGGTTGGTTGCGATGCCTGTAGTAACGCGCTGTTTGATTGAGAAGCCAAGTCAATTTGGCTTCTTCTTTCAATCAAATCTTTTATCCGAGACGGGCCACGTACCGGGCGTAGTCACCGCCTTCGGGGTTGATGTAAAGGTAGGGGCGACCCGGTGCGCAGACCTCGACGCAAAGGGTGCCTTCGCGTGTGGTGCCACCCCGTCCGCTGAGCCAGGGGCGTGAACGCAGCAGGTTGGCGGCAAACTCATCAAACTCTGTGGTGTTCATGCTCCGGGTTTGCGTGACCAGAATTTTCTCGGGCGACCCGCCGCCGCCAAGTTCGCTCAGGTCGCATGGCTTGCGGGAAAAGGGCAAGGTGATGCTCAGCTCCTCAACTTGGAGGCAGGTGTCGCCGAGTTGGATGGTGCGCGGTGTGCGCTCGATGGTGATGGTCATGGTGGTCATTGGGTTTTCCTTCAGGTTCGTCGTCAATCGCGACACCTCTATGAAGACGCTGTTCGAAAGAGAAGCCAAGCAAATTTGGCTTCTTCTTCAATCTATTTTTTAGGCTGTTGCCCGGTAGGTGCGCACGCCGCCTTGCGTCTTGTCTGATGTGATGGTCAGGCCCAGCTTTTTCTTGAAGGCTCCGGCAAAGGTGCCGCGCACGGTATGGGGTTGCCATCCCGTTGCCTCGCAGATTTGTGCGATGGTCGCGCCCTCGGCGCGCTGGAGCATCCCGATGATGGTGGCCTGCTTGCTGTGTTCGCGACTGCGGATGGCCTTCGCAAGGGGCTGCTCGGCGGGCGTTGTAGACGGCGCTGAGGCTTGCAGGGGTTGGCCCTGTGTGGCGTCGATTTCAGCTTCGACCGGATCTGCTGGCGCTGGCTCATTGTTTTCAGCGTCGTTGGTGTTCTCATCTGGCGCCCACGTGGCCTCTGCCTGCGCCACGGCTGCGTCAAGTTCCGCGTCTGGCGCGATGCTGCAGGCCGTGGGTCTGGCGCAGCCCAGCGCGTCGTAACCCTCGGCTGCCAGGTACAAGTCAGTCCCAAGTGGTGTGATCAACGCGCGGTTAAAAAGTCCTTGCAGCACCTTTTGGCGGGCACCGCCTTTGACGTTTTCTGGAAACCAGTTGACCAGGCCATTGGTATGGTGGACGGCATGGGCCAGCACAGCATGCTGGGTGGGGTTGAGGGTGATGGTGCTCATGTGAGGCTCCTTCTGGGTTGGTTAAGACGATGTGATGAACGCGCTGTTTGCGTGGCAAGCCAAGCCTTTTCTGCTTGGCCGGTGCTTTTTCTTTAGCTGTTGCGCAGTCCTGACTGTTTTTTCGGGGTGCTTGATGCGCCTACTTCGACGCCTGCTTTAAAGGCTGCTTCCAGGGCTTCGCGCACGTTCCAGACTGCGACATCGTGGAAGTCCAGGCGGTCTGAGTTGCGTGTTTCCAGGGTCTCGATAAAGAGGTGCTTCTGAGCAATCAGGGCAAAAATCTGGTCGATGGTGTTTGTCATTTCAATACTTCCGTTTGGTTGGTTGCGATGCTTGTAGTAACGCGCTGTGTGCTCTAGAAGCCAAGTCAATTCGCATCATTTTTTGAATCTTCTTTGGGCCTTGATTGGCTTCGAACCAACACCCCACCAGAGATGCAGATTTGCATCTCTGCCTGACGCACCTGACGCATCACATCTGAGATGAAACGAACACAACACACCCATGGGACTATCGATTCGCGCCTACGCTCGTCATCGCGGGGTCACCGACACCGCCGTACACAAGGCCATCCGCAGCGGGCGCATCAATGCGCTGGCCGACGGCACGATTAATCCCGATCAGGCCGATGCCCAGTGGGCGCGCAACACCAGTGCGCCCAAGACGGGAACACAACGACCGACCGTCAAAGTCAAGGTGCCGGAGGTCGATGGCGATGGTGGTGGTGACAGAACTGGTGCTGGCGCTGCAACCAACGCTGGTACTGGCGGTGGTGGTGCAGGCAGCGCTGGTGGCACCTCGCTCTTACAAGCCCGAACCGTCAATGAGGTGGTCAAGGCGCAGACCAACAAGGTGCGACTGGCCAGGCTCAAAGGTGAACTCATTGATCGGCCGCAGGCCATTGCCCATGTGTTCAAGCTGGCCAGAAGCGAGCGCGATGCCTGGCTGAACTGGCCCGCCCGAGTTTCAGCCCAGATGGCCGCCAAATTGGAATTGGATGCGCACACCATGCACGTGGCGCTGGAGAACGCGGTGCGCGAGCACTTGCAGGAATTGGGCAACTTGACCGCGAGCGTTGACTGATGAGCACCGAAATCGAAACTGATCACTACGACGGCGCAACAGAGATTGAACGTGCATGGCGCGACGGCCTGACCCCTGACCCGCTGCTGTCGGTGTCCGAGTGGTCAGATCAGCACCGCATGCTCTCCAGCAAAGCATCCGCTGAGCCCGGACGCTGGCGCACCAGCCGCACGCCATACCTGAAAGAGATCATGGATTGCCTCTCGCCCAATTCGCCGGTGGAACGGGTGGTGTTCATGAAGGCGGCACAGCTGGGCGCGACTGAGATGGGCAGCAACTGGATTGGTTACGTGATCCACCATGCGCCCGGCCCCATGATGGCGGTCTGGCCGACGGTGGACATGGCCAAGCGCAATTCCAAGCAGCGCATCGACCCTCTGATTGAGGAGTCTGCTGCATTGCGTGATTTGATATCACCGGCCCGGTCGCGCGATTCCGGCAACACCATCCTGGCCAAAGAGTTCAGGGGTGGTGTGCTGGTGATGACCGGGGCCAACAGCGCAGTGGGCTTGCGCTCGATGCCGGTGCGCTATTTGTTCCTCGACGAGGTCGACGGTTATCCGCTGGACGTTGAAGGCGAAGGTGATGCGATTTCGCTGGCCGAAGCACGCACGCGCACCTTCACCCGGCGCAAAATATTTATTGTGTCGACCCCGACGATCTCGGGTGTATCGGCCATCGAGCGCGAGTACGAGGCAAGTGACCAGCGGCGCTACTTTGTGCCTTGTCCGCACTGCGACCACCGCCAGTGGCTGCGCTTTGAGAACCTTCGCTGGGAAAAAGCCAAACCCGAGACCGCCGCTTACGTGTGCGAGTCCTGTGAGCAACCGATTGCCGAGCACCACAAGACGCGAATGCTTGAACTCGGCCAATGGCGCAGCATGATCGATCAAGAGGGCGCAAAATGCAGCAAAGGTCGCAAAAAGACCGCTGGGTTCCACTTGTCCTCTTTGTACAGCCCGGTCGGCTGGCGTAGCTGGCGCGATGTGGCCGCAGCCTGGGAGAGTGCAGTCAGCAAGGAATCAGGTTCCGCTGCCGCCATCAAGACCTTCAAAAACACCGAACTGGGCGAGACCTGGCTCGAAGAAGGCGAAGCACCGGATTGGCAGCGCCTGATTGAGCGGCGTGAAGATTACCGAATAGGCAGCGTTGCCCTGGGCGGCTTGCTTCTGGTCGCCGGTGCCGACGTTCAGAAAGACCGCATCGAAGTGTCGATCTGGGCATTCGGACGCGGCAAGGAGTCCTGGCTGGTGGAGCACCGGGTCATCATGGGAGATACCGCCCGCGACGCCGTCTGGAAGCGCTTGTCAGAGTTGCTGGCCGAGCGCTGGACGCATGTCAGTGGTGTGTTGATGCCTTTGACCAGGCTGGCGCTGGACACCGGTTTTGCCACCCAGGAGACCTATGCGTTCGCCCGTAGTTGCCATGACCTGCGACTGATGCCCGTCAAAGGGGTGCGTAGTGGCGCAATGGGCGGTGCCGCGTTGATTGGTACGCCCACTGCGGTCGATGTGAGCCAAGGTGGCAAGAAGTTGCGCCGAGGCATCAAGCTGTATTCAGTAGCGGTGGGCATGGCCAAGATGGAGCTTTACAACAACCTGCGTAAAGCGGCTGATGTGGGCTCGGACGGCAGCAAGCCGCTTTACCCGGCTGGATTTGTTCATCTGCCTAAGGTGGACGCGGAGTATGTGCAGCAGTTGTGCGCCGAGAGTTTGATCACCCGCCACGACCGCAACGGCTTTGCCCACCGCGAGTGGCAAAAGATGCGCGAGCGCAACGAGGCGCTTGACTGCTATGTGTACGCCCGGGCTGCTGCGTCGAGTGTCGGCCTGGACCGCTTCGAGGAGCGCCACTGGCGCGAATTGGAGAAGCAACTCGGGCTGGCGCGGCCACCCGACCCCGAGGTAAATGCCACCTCATCAAATTTATCCACAGACGCCATTGATGCCAGCCCAACTGATCCTAGTCGCGCTGGCATCAGTGCTTCTGGACAGCCCAAATTCGGTCGACGTGTGATCCGCAGTCCCTGGCTTAAACGCTAAGGGCTGTGGTCACAGCTTCGCTGACTAACCCTGGCACTTCGGTGCCTTTTTTATTGCCTTTTTCATTTCCTTTTTTGGAGTTCTTCCCATGAGTTTGCAAACGCGCCTTGAGTCCCTCGTTTTACGCCTCGCCACCGAGTTCAAGACCATTTACGGTCAGGTCGGCACGCTGGCCAACCTCTCGACCACGGACAAAACCAACCTGGTCAGTTCCATCAATGAGCTGCGCAGTCAATTTGCCACCTTGGCCGGATTGACGGTCATTGACGATGCCAATGCGGCAGGCACGGCCACCACGTTCTCGGCATCGAAGATCACCACCTTGCTGGATGCCCTCAAGGCCGACTTACTGGGTGGTGCCGATGCGGCATTCGACACGCTCAAAGAGTTGCAAACGGCCATCCTGGATGACCAGACCGGAATCGCGGCCTTGCTCGGGGCTGTTGATAAGCGGGTGCGCTTTGACGCGGTGCAGGCGCTGACCGCCCTTGAGCAAGAGCAGGCACGCCAGAACATCGGTGCGGTCTCGGCGCTGGACATCGGCAACACGGATACCGATTTCGTGGCGGCGTTTGAAGCGGCGCTGATTTAACCCGAGCCCAGTAGCGCATGAACCTGGCCCAACACATCACCGACTTGGCGCAGCGCCTGGCGCTTGAATTCAAGACCCGCATCACTGCAGATCACCCAGGGGTTGCCAAAGCCTGGGTGTGTTTTGGCTACGAGGGTTCTGGTGGCAAGGCTGCCGTGGTGGTTCGTGCTTCGTTCAACGTCAACAACGTCACCCGCATGTCTACGGGCCAATAC